ATAAATTTTCCACTTTGTCTGAAAGTCCAACATTCGTAATATCCACAAATTTAGTAATGTCAAAACTTTTACTCGTATGATTTTGGATACATTTATAAATTTTCCCATCTGTTAAATCATTTATGTACCATTTCCCAGCTTCTTTGTTTTCAACTTTACTTACGTATCCACCTAAAGATTGTCCTATTGCTTGTTTCCAAGTTTCTGCATCTATCGCATTTCCTGTTTCTGTGCCGAATTTAACAATTCCAGCTTTTTCTGTTGTTGCGCTCGAAGTTTGACCATCGAGATGCTCCAATATTTCATACAACTTCATAAAATTCCTTGATACTTTTCTCAAATCAGCAACCGTGTCTAACTGAAATAACTCAAAAAGTTCGTTTTTAGTACTTGGCGGTACAAAAGTATTTTCATCTATATTTTTTATTAAATCTAATGTCGCTTGTTTCATTTTATCTCCTTTCAACTAATATACAATTTTTACATCATACCAAACTGGAATGACTCCATAAATCAATTCTAGCCAGTATTCCAAATATTCTTTATCTACAGCGGATGAATGGAAATTTATTACATATTGGAAATTATTCTTATCGTTCGTTATTGTTACGCTATCATTGAAAATAAAATACAACTTCATTGTATCTTCAAAATACTTTAGAGTGGTCGATCGCCTTAAAATTCTTTTTGCTATAATTCTGTTCATTTTAAATATTGTTGCCAAATTTTTACTTGAGACTAATCCATATTTTCCCTCTAATTTTTCCAAAATTTCGCTTCTTGCCGTTGTAAATCTTCTGTTTTTTATTAAAGTTCCTATTTTAAATTCCAATGATTTTAGCTCGACATCTGCAAAATGAAATATATCCTGAATGAGAGATGAATTTCTGAATATTCCTGGAAGTGATTTTATCATACTGTTATAATAATCATTTTTAGCAAGATTATACATAACATCCGCATAATCATCATCATATACGAAGAGTATTGGAAATTGCTTCTCAGTAATCTTTTGCTTAAAATTTACATAGTCATCTAATCCTACAAAGAATGAAAAATCACTTACTGTATAATTCAATAACTCTAACGCTGTCATTTCAGATAATTTTTTGGTGTGTTTAACAAAATTAGCCGTTTTGGGATTACTTTTAATCGTAGCAAACTCTTTATCTCTACCATCATTTACAAAATCCCTCACATAGAAATTTGATAATTCATTTTCACTAAAATTATCTTTAATATATTCGGTTGACTTTTGGTGTACATTTTTTGCCATTAGTTTCTAAATCCAATCACATAAAAATTTTTGGCTATTTCATACTGCATTAAAGCGTAAATTATAACCTCATCTCTTGCGTCAAAAGTAGCATAATTTATTAAATTTCCACCAGTTATTGAATCATAAATCCCAATTCCTATTACACGCCCCCAGTCTTCCCTTGCTTCAGGAAACTTTACTGAAGCTAAGTTACTTGTTTCATTCGATGTCGTTGACCCAAAATTTATAGCCCTTCTTGCATATGAAGCTGAAACAAGCTCTGTAGCATTTTCTTTTCCATTTTCTCCCATTGTAACTGCTGTCAAAAGCCCAGCATAATATGTTTTGCCTTCAAACAGTGTATTCAATATTTTAGCTTTTGCTCCTAATGTGAATCCGCTCATTTTTCCTCCTAAAATTAATCTAAAGTTTTTAGCGTTATATTTAAAACACTTATTAAATCTTCATCTTCCAATATAATATCCTCTTTAGTGTTATTAATATCTATGTTTGAAATTTTCTTAAATGCTTTTATTTCTAACAACTTATCAATTACTTCCGCATAATAAATTCTGTTCTCTTCAAATAATTTATCTAAAAACACTTGATTTAAAATATTTTTTGTAAGTTCAATCGCACTTTGCTCATTGTATTCTTTGTTTAATATAGCTTCAAATGTAAGACTTATACTTTTCTCTTTGATAGTTTTTACCGTAAATTCCGCGTCTGTTATAATTTCATTATCCAAATATGTTTTTATATCGTTCAGCTCTTCATCTTTTAATTTTATCCCAGCTTCGCCAATTCCAATGATTTTAGCTGTCCCTTTACCATTCCATCTTGGAATTACTCTTAATTTCTTTACATTCTTAAATTTATTTAGTATCATTTCTTTAATCATATTTGCATTGTAATTTACACTTGGAACCGATAATATTTTTTTTCTTCTCTCTCGTAATTCTGCATCATTCTCTTCGTCTGTTCCATCTGAAATAATATTAAGATTTTCTACTTTTTCAAGTCCGACATAACTTTCAGAGAATTTATTTATTTCTCCGATTCCGCAATTTCCAATTTTTCCAGCGATGTTTGCAACAACATTAACCTCACTATATCCAACTGTTCCAGTTTCTTTGTATGCTACTATTTTCGATTCAGCAATAGTGTATGTGCAATTATTACTTGCTACTATCATTCCTTTTTGAATCAATGCACCACTTGTCCCATAAATTCTAACTGTTCCAGTCGCCGTAGTTGCTTTTTTCCTAAAGATATAGTCTTCTTTACAAATGCTGTCAAGATAAATGCCTTCAGCCGTATCGGCATTGTAGTTCTTTGACATTTCATCATATAATTTCTGTTGCACAATTAATTCCGTAGAAAATGCTCTCACAATATCCGCCGTAAAACTTCCGGGAGTGTCATTGTACTTAATCATAAAATCGCCATTAAATATATCTGATACCAAGCTATTTATATCATTTTCATAGACATCTATATCTTTTCTAGTTACCATTTCTTCACCTTCTTCCGATTAAAAATCTTTAAATTCAATTGTTTCAGAAATGTTGAGCATTTCTTTTTCTCCGCCTTTTAACACTATATCGAACTCAAAACTTAGTTTATCTTCTTTAAATTCAGAATAATAATTTATAATTGATTTTATATAATCGTGTTCTTTCAATGCAGATATTATCTCTCTTTTAATCTCACTTTGAGCATAATCTTGATACAGGGGATTTATGCCTTTGTACTTGTTAATTCCTACGCCAAATGGAAATATATCCTTATAGTACACTCTCCAAGCATTTTTAGTAACAATCAAACATTTAATAACCCATTGTTTGACAATTTCCTTTTTTGTTGTTAAAAGAACCGGGGTTCCTTTTTCATAAACAAAATCACCTTTTTTAAAGTCCCATTTCAAATCAAAATAAACTTCAGAATTGTCGTATTCCAAATTCTTGGTATTAGAATATATATCAAGAGCTGTAATCGCTGAATTAGGTAACATCTTATCCACCTGCCTTATTATAATAATAAGCCTTGTCTACCAAATAAAACTTTTTCTGATTTTTAAATTCATTTAAGATAACTTCATCTCCAACTTTTAATTCATCAGTCCACTTATTTGTTCCGCTAGCTTTATATGTCCCTTTTGCTGCTATTTTATTATGTGTGTTTCCGCCAGAATCCATATTCTCACTATCAGTCACATCTATTTCAATATTGCCTTCAACTTCAAATTCTCTGGTGTATCCTGCTACTTTTTCAAAAGCTACAACAATTCTATCCGCCTTTAATATTATTCTTTCATCAATTTGAACTTCTAAATTTGGAGGTGCTTTTACAACTTTTCCCAAAAAAGGCCCATTCCAATCAGGGTTTCCAAAATTCTTCCTTAAAATCCGAGCTAAATTATCAAAGGCCTTATTCGGTTCTGAATGTTTTGCTTCTTCAGGTTGCAACATTTCTTTATCCATAAAAATCACTCGCTTTCTTCTTCATTTTCTTCCAATTCTGCTACTAAATTTAAAGTTAAGCTCATAAAATATATTCCCATTCCGTAAAAACTGTATTTTTGACTAAAATTATGATTCACACTTTTAACTTCAAAAACTCCAGCAATACCGGTACTATTTTTAGAAATCTTAACTAAATCTCCTGCTCTTAAAACTGGTACTCCAGGAACTGTCAAAGTAAATGTTTTCTCAAGTTTATTTTTTTCTTTTAAAACATTTACAGCTTTTATGGGTTTTTTCTCTTTTTGCTTCTTTTTCGATTTTTTACTATCTTTTGCACTTTTACCAGATTTTTTATTAGCTTTATTATCTTTTTTACTAGAACTTTTGCTACTTTTTTTATTTCTTTTTGTGTTTTTAGCCATTACTTCTTACCTCTTGCTTTACTTCGTTTAGAAGTTTTAACCCTAGTTTTTTCAGCTTTTTTATTATTTTTCTTATCCTCTTTTTTATCAGTTTTATTGTTTTTGGTCTTTTCTCTACCTTTTTTAGCTGACTTACCTTGATTGTTCTTCTCTTGTTTAACCATATATTGTAGCAATCCATATTTTTTGATATTTTCTTCATCTCTCGCTGTATCGACTTTATTCATTTTTTCATCATCTCCGTCTACGACAATGACACTATTTCTCATATTTTCAAAACTTACTGAATAATTAGGATCTTTTATAAAATTAAAAATATTTACAAATCCATCACCAATTGAAATTTTATATTCTTTGGGCTGTATTTTACCGTCTAAATATTTGTCGCTATTTCGTTTAACAAAATGAAAAGCATTATCTGCAAAATAAAAATACCAATTTTCCTCGGAATCTTCTTTTATAGTTTCTATTATTTTTTTAATAATATCGGCGATACTTTCCTTGTAATAATATTCATCAATTTTCACGCTGCAGGGTTCGATAGTTCCAACAGGCATATCAAATTCATTTAACATCTTTTTTATACATTTGTCCGCTTCTAAATTATCAAATTGAAAGATTTCAGATATTCTTGAAATATAAAAAGCTGGGTCATAAGCTGTAAATTTAGGAGCCTTGCTGTTTACACTAATTTTAGGAATTATCCCTTGAAATATCAGAGTTTCCATATTGTCATAAAGTTCCACAAAATAAGCTCCTTTATCCAAATCAATTGTGTGATATGGCATATCTTCCCTATAATTGTAAGCAAGTTCAAACTCCATTTGTGCTGTAATGTTGTCGATACTGCTTGATAACTGAATATTATCTTTTACAATGCTTGTCAAATCATATCTTTTACTGTCTGGATCAGTTACTATTATTTTCATCTTTACCACTTACCTTATAAAATAATTTTTCTTCAGTTACTTCGGCTTCTTCTATATCTGAAAACTCTGGAAACTCTTCAAACTCAATATCAAAATTTAAAGTCCCGATAGCGTCAAAACTGCACTCAAATTTATTCACAGTTGCAAGAAAATTCAAGTCAACAGGATTTAAAATAGAACTAAGAGTCCCTTTCCCTAATTTCCCTACTAAAATAACCCGTATCGGCTTATCAGATATTTCCAGTGATTTAAATAACAGGAATGTTGTAAACGGGTCAAGCAAATGGTGTGCCGCAAATTTATATTTTTGTTCCGGAATAAAAGAACTAAAAGCTAGAGACTGTAATTTCTTCTTATTTTTAAGTTTTAATATACCGTTTACGGTATCTATACTTTCCCATCCACCGATACTTTTAAATTTCATTTCACTAGGCGGAACTGGGAAAAGATAAAATTCTTTTAATTCTGATAGCTTATTATTTATTTGTGAAAACAAGGCATTTCCACCTGCTATATTGTCAACTTTTCCTTTTAAATCATTCAAACCACCAGCTAACATTCCTTTCGCTTTTTCAATGAAATTATTATCACCAAGTTTTTGGGATAAAAAATCCATTGTGTTAAATGATTTATTTCCTAAAAATTCCAGCTCCTTATAATCAACATTCTCGTCAAATTTAATAAATATTTTATAATCCAGTAGTCCCATAACCTATCCTTTCTGCAAACTTGCTGCAATTTTATTCGCTATCGCATCTCCGCTTGGAGCCGCTGGAACATTAACATTAATTTTAATAGCCCTTACTGCTCCTACAACTTCTCCTAACTTTCCAACAATCGCACTTTTAGTAGCAGAAATTTCACCTTTCAAGGCGTTAATTTGTCCTTTAATTTCTCCTAAAATACTGTTTCTAGTCGTATCAAGCGGATTTCCTTTTATATCTGCACTCACTTGTTTTACTGCTTGCTGTAAATTATTAAAAGCCGCAGGATCTATTTTCATTTGAGTATTCGCAAATGAACTAGGATCAACTTTCATCTGCATTTCATTGAATGCGCTTGGGTCTATTTTCATTTGGGTATTTGCAAGCGAACCAGGGTCAACTGAAACTTTAGCTGTCGGATCAAGTTTTACAGTTTGGGGTTGTGCGGGAGCTGGAGGTTGTTGAACTTGTTGAAACGACGTTCCTGCTGGCTGGGCATTAGTCCCCGCTTGTGCTATTTGGGTATTGACTTGTGCATTTATATCAACTTGTTTTTGCGCTGGTTTTGCCGCTTCAGCATTCAATTCTTCCATACCCTTTTTAACTTCATTTATTGATTCAGTAGCCTTTTGAGCATCATCTTTTCCAAATAATTTTTTAAAGAATCCACCAACTTTTGAAATAATTTTTCCAAAGAATAAAAAAGTATTTATAATCCCTTTTACAGCAAATCCAAGCACGCCACCGATTATTTGGGCCAACCCTGTTAAGAGGGGCATTATAAATTGCAAAGCTCCTCCAACTACACTAGCTATTGTGCTAAATGCACCTGATATAGTACTTGCAAAACTTTGCCCTTGCGAACCTGCAAGTCCCGCAGCACTTGCAAAACTGCTAAGAAGGCTTCCTATAACAGAAAATACAGCACTAAATATAGATCCAAGAATAGATATTGCAGCTCCAATACTTGAAAATATAACAGCCAATACACTTCCAACAGCCTGAAAAATTGAACTAAATTGACTAGCATTTGACTGTATGGATTGAAAAAAACCACTAATTGCACTAGCCCATCCACTTATAAGAGGTAAAAAAGATTGCCCTATACTCGAAAATGCCGATCCTATTGCCGGAAGAGCTCCTTCAAAACTTTGAACTATTTGTGTTGCCATTGGAGTTATCGCTTGTCCTGCATCTATCATTCCTTTTGCCATCGAAGCCTTCATCCGATTAATCGAAGGTCCTATTCCTCGGTCCATTTGCTTATATGCCTGTTCAGTTGCGCCATCAGAGTTTTGCATTTCTTTCATATTTTCTGCAAAATCTTTAGCATTTTTTCCAGTAACAGACAAGGCAAATGACCCTGCTTCAACACTTCCAAAAAATTCATTAATATTCTTACCACTTTTTTGTGCACGCTGATCCAATG